GAAAAACAACCGGGACAAGCCCGAAATCACATAAACTTGCGGATCAGGTCACCTACCGCGGTATCACGGAGAACACGGCCGAGCCATGCTCCAAAAACATCGAACACGCCCTTGCTATCCAACCAGATCAGCAGCGCCGCCCCAAAAGCGGTCAGCCAGAACTGGAACAACGGGACACGAGCCGCCGCCTGATCGGGGGTGAGGTGGTACATGAACATCAGCAATTCCTGCATCTTTACTCCTCCCCGCCGCAATAGATCTTCTCGGCCTGTTCAACGCTGGTGTCATCGAATGCCCAGTGCAGTTCATGCAGCACCTTTTCGATGGTCTTTTCGTCAAGCCCGGCTCTCTGCATAGCCAGCAGGCAGTATCCGGTACAGGCCGCGTTGCTCCATGCGCCATTCAGCGCAAGTGCTTCAAACAAAGAAATCTGTTCCTCATGGGTCATGTGCGGGTCTCCTTTCTCAGGTGTTCAGCTTTCCATGCGTCCAGCCGTTCACGCCCGCCGGGCTGGCTGACGATGGAAAAGTAAAATTCCAAACATCCCTTTGCCAGTTGGTACTGGGCTTCCGGCGTGATGCTGGAAACATCAACTTTTATGTCGGACATCTTGGATTTCTTTCTCTTGTATAGTCCACTTGATTTCCGACGGGAAATCAGTTAAACTAAAAAACGATGATGCAGCCTTTCTCAGACGTTCCTCCGGGAACGTGGACAGATAACCTTGGTCGGTATGGCGCATCGCTTCCGGCATCGCCCTGTTCCAGCAGGACGGTGCCTTTTTGGTTGCCCCCTCTCCCCTGTCATGCTATACTTGTGCAAAATCAGAAAGGAGAAGCGTATGAATAGAAAATCGGACTGTGAAGCAATAATTTTAAGTCCCGATGAGAAGCGCTTGCTTCGTAAGATCAGCCATCACCCTCATACAAAATGTGACCGGTCTGAGGTAGCTGGACTTTCTTCGATGGGCTTAATCAAAGCAGATCGCGACGAATCAGTTGATATTACTTACCAGCCCATGCACATGCTGGACACCTACTGTGTCACGGACTTCTACCGCATTTATGAAGAATATCTACGGCAGTCAAGAAAATCAGAACTCTTTAAGAGCCTGTGGCTCCCAATCATCGTGAGCCTTGTCACCACCCTAACAGTAAACGCACTGCAATGGTTGTGGCCGCTGCTATCACGATGGTTTTCCAATTCTCTTGTATGAAGTCCACCATCTGAGCCATTGGCACATCCGCTCCCTTTCCGCTGCGGCGGTTCGGGAGTTTTTTATTTGCGGTCAATTTAGTTCACCTCCACGATGTAACTTATCAAGTTACTCATTCGCCGAAAAAAACAGCCTTGGGATCGTCAATGCTCAAAAGCTCAACGATCTTTGCGGCTTCGTCCGTGCCGAACACACGCTTCTTCAGCTTGCGGGTCAACGTCTGCTCAGAGATTCCGAGCGATTTTGCCAGCTCTTTCTGCGTATATCCGGCCTTTACCATGTAGGATTTCAACAGGTTCACATTTACCGTAGTCGCCACCTCCTTTCGCTCCGCAAGTAACTTGCTGGGTCACGAGCATAATACCATCTTTGTGGTAACTTGTCAAGTCATTTTTGATAATTCAATTAAAAATATTGTAAACCGAAAGTTTATCTGTTATAATATAGTTCAAATAGGAGGTAACCGCCATGACCGTAGGTGATCGCATCCGTCAGGTTCGCATAGAGAAAGACATCACCCAACAGGAGCTTGCAGACTGTGCGGGTGTTTCCAAACAGGCCGTTTACAAATATGAAAACAATATCGTTACGAACATCCCGATGGACAAGCTCAGTCTTATCGCTTCCAAACTCGGCGTAACTCCTTGTTTTCTGATGGGATGGGAAGACAACAATTCTGTCCCGGAAGTCCCGGACACAATAAAAGCCGCCCTCCAGCAGGAGGACGGCAAAGTGGCTGAGATTATGGAGCTGTTTGTGAATCTTCCGGCCGACAAGCAGCAGGAGGCCTTGAGCTACCTGCGCTACCTGTCAGCGAGCGCAGATAAGTGAGCAACGCTTCCCGGTCGGCATCCGACAGGGCTTTTACCTGCTCAACGATTTTGGAATAATCTTCCGATTTCATGCGCTGGCATCCCCTTTCCTGTAAGATTGCTCCCGGAAGCAGCTCAAATATAACAGCTTCTTCCCTGCTTTGTCAGCGTTTCGGTAAATTTTTCCGCTTTACGGTAAACTATCCCTAAATTTTCAGCAAAATAAAAACGCCCACGGTGTTACCAGCACCGCAGGCGTTCCAGATCAGCTTACTCAGAGATGGTGCAGGATAAAACCTGCCCAGAGCAATAACAGACCTCGCAGATGTTATTGTACCACCTCCGGGCAGGCTTGTCAAAGTGTACCCGGAGGTATTTTTATGGGCAAAAAACAAAAGACAAACGGCGGCGATGCGGTCATCTACGCCCGCTATTCTTCCCACAATCAAAGGGATGTTTCCATCGAACAGCAGGTTGAAGCCTGCCGAAAGCACGCCGCAGAGCTGGGGCTGACCGTCACTGCCACCTATGAAGACCGCGCGATCAGCGGCAAAACGGATAAGCGCCCCTCTTTCCAGCGTATGATGCGGGATGCCGAGCAGCACAAGTTCGCCTATGTGCTGGCATGGAAAAGTAACCGAATAGGCCGAAACATGATGCAGGCACTGGTAAATGAGAGCCGCTTGGTGGATTGCGGAGTCAAGGTCTTTTATGCCGAAGAAGATTTTGACGATAACGCTGCCGGGCGCTTTGCTTTGAGATCGATGATGAACGTCAATCAGTTCTATATCGAAAACATGGCCGAGGATGTGAAGCGCGGCCTATACGATAATGCCAAAAAGGGACTTGTCAATGGCAGTCTTCCGCTTGGCTATAAGCGTGGTGCCGACGGCAAGCCCGAAATTGACGAACCGAAAGCGGCCATTGTCCGGGAGATTTATACACGAGTCGCCGCCGGGGAGCTTTTTGCCAGCATAGCCGATGACCTCAATGCTCGTGGAATCAAAACCGCCAGAGGGCGTGAATGGAACAAAGGCAGCTTCCATGTCCTCTGCCACAACGATAGATACCGCGGCATTTACATGTACGGCGACATCCGCATCCCCGGTGGAATGCCGCGCATCATCAGTGATGAGCTTTTCTACGATGCACAGGAGGCCTACGGCATGAAAAAGGATAACCGCTATGGACGCGCCCGCCACGGGGCAGAAAACTATCTTCTGACCGGCAAGCTGTACTGTGGGCATTGTGGGGGCTATATGGTCGGGATCTCTGGCACCAGCAAGACCGGCGAAATGCATTATTACTACGCCTGTCAAAAGCATCGGCTGGAACACACCTGTGAAAAGAAAGCCATCCGCCGGGATGTGATTGAAAATGCTGTGGCGCGGGCCATTATGATGTACTGCTTGGATGATGAGACCATAGACTTCATCGTGGACAGCACCATTGCCTACTTCAAACAAAAAGACCACGAGCTTCACATTGAAGCCATGGAAAACGAACTTGCGGCTGTTCAGCAGGCCATATCCAACCTGATGAAAGCAATCGAAGCTGGTATTATCACCCCTACCACCCGAACCCGGCTCCTTGACCTTGAGGAACAGCAATCAAAGCTCTCAGCCAAAATCAACACAGCCAAAGCAGAGCGGGTTGAAATCAATCGAGATGACCTCATCGCCGGGCTTCAGCTTTTCCGTACCGGAGATATAAAAAATAAAAAGTTCCTGGCAAAGCTGTTCAACACGTTCCTGATCGCGGTGTATCTTTACGATGACAACCGGCTCAAGATCGTATTCAGCTTTACCGGGAACCATAACAGCGTGGAAATCCCGCTGGAGCTGGACAATGACTGTCCAGACAGCGAGATTGTCTCAGACGAAACCGAAGTTCGTATGAGCCACTTAGAGTGCCGAAAAAATTTAGGGTCGTCGCCCTCATCGGGGGAAGCCGAAAAGGACGATGATTGTTCAGACGGGAGATTTGTTCGTACAGCCCCACTTCCGCCGCATAAAAAGCCCCCCAAGCTTACGCTTGGGGGGCTTTTTATTTTGCTTATTTTACACCTTGCCGCCGTGCAGCTCTGCATACATCTTGGAACGGCACTCGGCCACAGCCGGGGTCATGTTCACATAGTGCTTATGCGGGCACTCCAGACGCAGCTCGCTCTCCCAGGTCTCCTCGGTGAGCTGCTTTGCAATGTAGGCCTTCTTCTCTGCGATCGAAGGCAGCTCAATGGCCAGCTGACCATTCAGCACATGCGGCACCAGCAGCTTTTTGACCTTGGTGGGGGTAATGGTGACGGTGCGCTCGATGGCATCGGAGTCCAGATTGACCATCGTGACGGGCTTGCCCGCCTCGATGACTTCATCATCCATGGCGATCAGGTCACACTGGGCCTGACCATTTTCATCGTAGAGGCGCCACGGCATCTTCTTGCCCGGAATGATGGCCTTGCTGGCGGAATCCGAGCACTTCATCTTGGGAGTGTAGCTGCCGTCCGGCTGCTTGACCGCCACCAGCTTGTACACACCGCCGAACACGGGGTCGGAAGCAGAGGTGATCAGGTTTTCGCCCACGCCGTAGGAGTCAAAATGAGCGTGCTCATACAGCTCCATGTTGGCGATCTTCTTTTCGTCCAGACCATTGGAAGCCACCAGCTTGATATAAGGCTTACCGGCCGCATCCAGTGCCTTGCGCAGGCGCTTGGAGCCGCGGGCCAGGTCGCCGGAGTCGATACGGGCGCTCT